TCGGTGTCGCCGGACGCGAGCGACTTCATCCGGGGCAACGGGCTCACCGCGACGGCGGACAAGGACCTCATCAACTCGGGCGCGTCTGACCGCATCGGCGACATGGTCCGCGTCCAGTCCAACGGCGTCGATGGTTGGATGATCACCGCCATCATCGGCACTTGGGCGAAGCAGTCATGAGCGTACTGCCGAAGGGCAGCGACCCGCTATCGGCTGACGAGATCGCGGCGCTGCTGGTCGATACGGGTCTGTCCGCCCCTGAGAACCTGACGGCGCTGTCCGACCGGGTGGCAGGGGAGGCGACCCTCTCGGACTCCGACCCGGCGGACGTGGCATCTGGCGTCAAGACGCCGGGCGAAGCGACGGACGTGTCCCGGAGCGACCACGCCCACGATCTCGATCTGTCCGGGTTCGTTGCTCCCGCCGACGCGGGCATCGCCCTCGAAACAGACGCGGATTTCGCAAGCAGTGTGAGTGGCAACTTCACCGTCACAGCCGCTGCCGTCCAGATCGCCGAGACAGGCGGCGGGTGGAGCATCGGCGGCTCAGGCTCAGGCTCGGTGTACGACGGTGACGGGCTCGCCCCGGCGGACCGGGCGGCTATCCCGACGCAGGTCACCACGGTGTCGGTCGCCGATTTCAACGCGCTGCGGACGTCGCTTATCGCGTTCGGTCTGATCCTCGACGGCGATTGAGTGGGAGTCCGGGAGAGGCTCGCTAAGGCGCTCGCCCCGTCGTCGTTTGCTCCGCCCGGCGCACTTATGCCGGGCGGGTTCGGGGAGGCGGCGCGGGTTACCGACCTGTCCGAACTGACGGCGGCGCTCGGCGGGCCGAACGTCGTGTCGTCGCTTGGTCCCGGACTGCCCATCGGACCACAGCACCCGGAAGAGGTCGAGCCCCGGCGGTGGGACTACCCCGTCGGGTACAATGTCCAAACCCGTCCCCGGGGCTACGAGCCCATCACGTTCGCCACACTCGACGCGTTGGGCCGCAACTACGATGTAGCCAATCTCGCCCGGGAGAAGCGGATCGACGACTTTCGCCGCTTGGAGTGGGTCATCCGCCCGCGCAAGGTCGAGGGTGAGAAGCGCGCAGACCGTCTGACCCGGCAAGAGCGACTGGCCGAACCCGCGAACAAGTTGACCGGTTTCTTCGAGTCCCCGGATCAGGAGCGGCAGTGGGGCTCGTGGATTTACGCCTACCTTGACCAAGTGTTTATGTACGACACGCCGACGCTGTATCTGCGCTTCACCAAGGGCGGCGACCTGTACGGTGTCGAAGTCATCGACGGCACGACGATCCTCCCGCTGATCGACCTGTGGGGGCGCATCCCGCAACCGCCGATGGCCGCGTACCGGCAGATCATCAAGGGCATGCCGTGGACGTTCTTCCAGCGGCTCGTCACGGCGGACAACAACACCGCGTTCTCCACCACGCAGATGTCGTATGACCCGTTCTGGACGTACGCTGGCTCGCCCTACGGACACCCGCCGACAGAGCGTATCCTGCTCGCGACGAACCGGGCGCTCCGCCGACAGACGCTCGACATGGCGTACTTCACCGACGGGTCTATCCCGGCGTCCACGCTGTATGCGGTCCCGGAGTCGTGGGGCAACCAGCAGATCGCCGAGTTGCAGAAGGTGTTCGACGGTATCCTCGCGGGTAACGACGCACAGCGGCAGTCGCTCCGGTTCGTCCCGGGCGGGCAGGGCTCGCAACTCATGCAGATCAACCCCGAGCCCAAGCCCGAAGTCGAAGAGTGGTTGATGATGGTCGCGTGTGGCGCGTACGGCGTCAGCCCGATGGAACTCGGGTTCACGATCAAGTCGTCCGGACTCGGCGGGAAGGGCTTCGCCGACAACCAAGCCAAGACGTCCGACGAGCGGAACGAGGCGCTCGTGCGTCACGTGGAGGGTGTGCTCAACAAGATCATCGCCGGGCCGTTGAAGCAGCCCGAGTTGGAGATCGGGTTCCCGGAGATGGAAGAGGCCGAAGACAGCCTCACCCAGGCGCAGCGCGCTTTCCAGTATTGGCAGATGGGCGTCATGTCCAGCGACTACATCGCGGAAGACATCCTCGACATCGATCCTCCGGGGCTCGGTCCAACCGTCGTGTCGGGCCAGTCGGTCGTACCGGTGTCCGAGATCACGAATCCGACGCCCGCACCCATGGTCCTGCCTCCGGGGGTCGTCCCCCCCGACGCTCAACCCCGGGGGCAGGATCAGACCCAGATCGACGCGGGCAAGCCTAGCGCGACACCGGACGGGCCGAGTGCCATGCCGGGCCAGTCGCAGGTGAACAAGGCGCGGCTCGATCGGCTCATCCTCCGCTCGCTCGAACGGCAATACCCCACCGAGTTGCTCGGTTGGGTCAAGGACGCGGCGTGGCGCTACGACCCACACGTGCTACTGTCGGGGATTGACATGGCACGACGTCCGGGCGGGCGGGACATGCAGAACGTGGACAGGATCGAGGACGAGATCGACGAGTCGGACCTCGTCGTGCCGATCGTGCTCGTCCAAGTCCCCGGGGCGAACAAGTACAAGATCGCGGACGGCTGGCATCGCTCGCTCGCGGCGCGACACGCGGGCAAGGAGTTCATCCCGGCGTACATCGGGCAGGTGGCCGACGCGACCGGGCCGTGGGATCGCGAGATGCAGTCGTTGCAGTACCGCAAGGCGATTCACACCGAGTTGGCCAAGTGGCAGCGCAAGTCGCTCGCGGCACTGCGGGCGGGCAAGTCGCCGGACGTCCGGTTCGAGTCGGAGTTCGACCTGCCCGGTGTCGAGTTGGCCAAGGCCGCGAACGCCGAAGAGGTCCGGGAAGCGTTCGCGAAAGCGGGTGCATCCGCCATCCCTTTCGTCGAGTCAAGGCTTCATCCGTCCGGGCTTTACGAGCGCTCATAGCCCAACGAGCCCGGCAACAGGCTCAGGACCTCGCAGCGGCGATCAACAGTTCGGGCCACTTCGACTACGTGTGGGGACGGGCCGACGACGCATGGTTTGAGCAGTTCCGGGACGCACTGGCCACCGTGTTCGATGCGGCGTTCCAAGGACGGGTGCGACCGAAGGCCGAGAAGGCGTCGTTTGCTCAGACCGGCTTGATGTGGCAGCGGGCGGACGTCCGTTCCCAGGCTTGGTCGCTGGCCAATCCGCAAGCGTACGACTACGTCATGGCGCGGGGGGCGGCGCTGGTTACCGGGATCGACGACACGACACGCGACCGGCTGAACTCGTTTATCGCCCGGACGGTGGACGGTCCCGGGTTCGACACGTACACGTCTGCGGCATTCCGCTCGGACATCGCCGCCTACGTGACGCAGACGTACGAGGGCCGGGCCGACACGATTGCCCGGACCGAGTCTGCGCTCGCGGCGAATGCGGGCAACCTCGCGGCGTACCGGGCGAACGACACGCACTATGTCATGGTCCACGACGGGACCGACTACGACGACGAGTGCGCGGCGGCGGACGGGCAGATTTGGACGGTGGACGACGCCGACGCGAACAGCATCGAGCACCCGAACTGTGGGCGGTCGTTCGACGAGATGGCGGACGAAGACGTTGATCCGTCGGAGGTTGACAGCCCGGACAGCGTGACGCCGGACGAGGCACCCGGGCCGGAAGAGGCACCGCCCGAACCAGCACCCGAAGAGGCACCGCCCGCCCCGGTGTACGAGCCGCTATCGCTGGACAACCTCGCAAATCAGGTCCTGAACTTTGACCGGATGAAGGTGGACGACCAGCAGGGTATCGTCGATGCGGTGAACGGGGTCAACCAGAAACTGTTCGACATGGGCATCAAACCGCCATCGCTGGAAAGCATCAACGTCGAGACGCAGAACGTCGTCGGCAAGGGCACGTACGCCTACGTGAACGGGGGGTACAGTGCCACGGCGCAATCGAGGATGACGCTCGGCAACGGCTGGTTCGGCAAGTTCAGCGGTAGCAAGTTGGAGACGCAGTGGGCGCGGGACGTCCGCAGCGGATGGCACTCTGACCTGCCCGGGCTGACTCCCCGGCAGTCGATCTTCGTCCACGAGTACGGCCACGTCATGGACAGGTGGCTCGATCCGTACGGCGGGTTTACGTTCCTTGGGGATCGCGTCTCGGTCGCCACGCGGTATGGCGCTACGAAACTCAGCGAGCGATGGGCGGAGGCTTTCGCGGAGTGGGCATCGGGCATGGACACCCAAGCGGCGCGCGACGTGCAAGCGGTCCTCGAAAAGGAGGCCACGGGCGGCATACGGCGAATGGCGCTCACGCCTTGACCCGTCTGTTAGGGTGAGAGCATGACCACGACCATTGCCCCGATGTGCATGTTCTGTGCGCACTTCCACAAAGGGCCGATCACGGCGTCACCGCTGACATGTGACGCGTTCCCGGTGGGCATCCCCGACGACATCCTGTCGAGCGAGTTCGACCACCGACAGCCGCACGAGGGCGATCAAGGAGTCCAGTTCGCCCCGGAGGACGACGACGCGGCGGCGTACGCGCAGGAGGTCTTCGATGCTCCACAGGATTAAGTGTCGGCTCGGCTGGCACACGTGGATGCAGGAAAAGAAGGTGCTCGGCGTCCGGGTCAAGCCCGGCGTGTGGGCTGAGTACCGAACCCGGATGTGCTGGTTCTGCCCCCGGGTCGAAGCAGCCCCGGCGCGGGTGTACTACCTGTCCACGGGAAGCGCAGACGACGCCCGGGAAGGGGCATAGACGCCCGAACCGCTATCCGTGGGCGTCCGCCCGCACGGGTCGCCTCCCCGGGGCTCGTCTGCGGTGGTGCGCGGATTCAACGCGATATATTGACAGCACGTTCCCGGCGTGATTTAATAGTGTCAACAGATCGGGGCGGTCCCCCGGCTGACGAAGGAGAACGAGAAATGACGAACTTCAAGAAGAACGCAAGCGGCCAGTACGAGTTCAACGTCAAGGGCGTGGCTTACGAGGCAATCCGCAACGAGGCCGGGTTCGCCGGGCGCGATTGGGACCTGTACACGTCCGCTGCATACGGCGACGGTCGCATCGTGGTCGATCAGTTGGCATCGCGCAAGGAGTGCGTCGAGGCAGCCGAGCAGCGCGAGGCCGCGACGGTCTGGCACTGGTCCACCGATTGCGGCTCCGGCTGGACCGGCGACCGCTGCACGTTCCCGCTCCTGCACTCGGGCGACCACTCCAATGACTGACATTCAGCAAGCCGTCCAGCAGCAGATGCCCACGCACGACGAGACGCCGGAGGCGGTGTCCGTCCTCGTGGTCACGGACGACGAAGAGGTAGCGCTCATCGTCGCTCCCCTGCTCGCGAAGCGGCTGTACCCAACTCGGCAGTTCGGGGACGTCATGTTCGCCGAGCCGATGGAGGGCGGCTACGAGGTCGTCGTCAAGGTGCAGGAGCGGTTCGACCCGTCGATCATCTCTCACATCCAGAATAACCGCTAAGCACGACACCCGGGCGTAGGAGGATCGCCCGGGTGTCGCTGTATCTTGCAGCGGCATATCAGCCTGTGTTAGACTGCGTCCCACCAAGAGGGAGGTATGAATGGGCGCGTTCCAGAAAGAACCGGCGGCTATCATCGGGCTGATCGCGACAATCGTCGTACTCGTCGCACAGCAGGTGTTGGCATCGGGCATCGTCACGAGCGCGGGCGGGCTCAACCTGCTAAACCTCGTGATTAGCGTCACCCCGGTGATCGCGGGCCTAGTCATCCGGCAGTTCGTCTACTCACCCGCGACGGTTTCGGCTAGCGCTCCCAAACAATGAGCACAGCCAACCTCGTCGCGGTGCTCGCGGGTTTCGTGCTCGCGGTCGTGTCGGGCTATTTCCTCATGCAGTCGAAGGGCCAGAACCTCGTCGCGTGGGTGGTGTTCGTCCTGTCCATCGCGCTCGTCCTGCTGATCGTGTTGGGCGTCCTCCGTGTCTGACGAGTTCCGCTATTTCGTCCCGTTTGCCAAGGTAGAATCACAGGCCGACGGGACAGTCATCGTCGAAGGTCCGGTCACGTCGGAGGCCGTAGACACCGAAGACGAGGTCGTGGACTACGAGGCGATCAAGGCCGCATCCACCGACTACATGCAGTTCGCCAACATGCGCGAGATGCACGACCCGCACACCGCGTCGGGCACGATGCTGAACCTCGACTTTGACGACGACAACAAGCGGATCGTCGGGCGGTCCCACGCGGTTGACCCAGGCGTGGTCAAGAAAATCCTGACGGGCGTGTACAAGGGCTACTCCATCGGCGGGCGGAAACTCGCGTGGAACATGGAGAAGCAGGGCGGCAAGTCGGTCCGTCGTCTAACGAAACTGTGGTGGGGCGAGACGTCGTACGTCGATCGACCGTCCAACCCGGAGGCCGTATTCACTCTGGCCAAGCGCGACTACACAGCGGACGAGCCGCAGAAGGAGACCGAACCGGTGGCAAAGTCCGAGAAGACAGCGGTCGAGCCGATTGCCAAGGCCGACAACCCGTTCCCGCCGAAGGGCGACGACGACACGGGCGACAACC